CGCTCTGGCTGGTTGATTCTAGCTGTGGTCCTAAGAACAAAGTCCAGAGAAGCACGGTTAAATCCTGCAGGAGCGAACCACGGGAACGCAACTCTGTCGTTGAAACTTAGTGCAGACACTGCTGCAATAGAAGCCGGAACAGTTACTCTGCGTCCGTTTGTCTCGTCGTCCATAACAACGTCTGGGTAGTATGTTGCAGACGAATCCTTGTCGATGGCACGTGCCTCAAAAGTGTCGCCCGTCTTTTCTGGATCAGAGTAAATCCCCGTTTCCCCGTCAAAGATACGCTCGCCACTTGAATCGTAGTTTGGAAGGTCCATCACGTAAAGCGCAAGACCAAAGTTGTCTACTTCATCCGCAAAATAGTCTGTAACAAGAGGCTCTCTCTGACCCGGAGCAGCAACGACGTTTACGTTAGATGCCACTGCGTCAGTGATAATCTTGGCAGACTCTCTGTAGGAGTTGATCGTGTTGTTTGTGATTCCTGTACCGTTCTGGTTAAAGTCAAAACCAGGAGAAACGAAAGAACCATGAACGTTTCCGAGAGTTCCATCTGTGCGTCCCTCTGTTGAAGAAGCACGGTCATTTAGAGTAGCGGCGTTTTTGTCAAGGATGTTTACTCCGTCGAAACCGCCCTGCAGAATGCAAGTAAACTTAGCAAACGCACTGTAGGCGTTAAACGTTGCTGCCGTGGTTCCCTTGTTAAGAAGTGAGGCCAGCGTAATCTTTTGTGTTCCGTCAGCGTCAGCAATCTTGTAGTCTGTGACATCCGGAACACCGTTACGAATGTATGCGGCTTCCTTCATGTGGATATTTGCAGAGGCAGTTAGATCGCTCAAGGAGGTGTTACCAAAAGCAACACGGGCTAGCGAGAATCTGTGGTTGTGGAAGTTGTCCTTGTTTGTAGACCCGGTCACCATCACGTCTAGTTGCGACAGACCATTAAACTGAGCATAGGCGCCAACTAGGGCGTTAAGCTCTGTAACTGGATTCGGGTTAAGAGTTGACTTGATTCTTTCGTTCTTTACGCCCCAGTAATATCGTGGGTCGGTTAGCTCTAGGTTTCCTGGTGCTCCCTCTAGACGGCCTGCGTCAGAAGAAACGGCTCCACGGGTTACCTTAAATCGGTATGGAACCGGCGGAACAATGGCTCCAAGCAAGTCTCCGTTGACGGCGTTGACGTCGCCGTGTAGCCTGATAAGGCCCGCAGCAGAACCTGAACGATCTAGCAACTGAGAGTTGCAGCTAAGGGTTTCTAGCCCTCGGAAGCCAAACGGAAGGCACTCGTTAGGAACAAGCTTTCTTTCGACAGCGTCGTTAGCAATTACACGAACAATCTTTGACTGGTTCGCAAAACGTCCCTTGACAACCAGACGACGGTCGGCTTCGTCTGTTACGTCGAAGTTGAAGCTTGCCTTTTTGTCACCAATGACTCTGCAGATGTAGTTGTCTGACTCGGGATCTAGGTTGACGTTGTTGAACTGCTCAAGAATCTTGAGCGCCGTGTCTGTGTCATCAAATGCTCTAATCTGTACAGAGAAAGAACCAAATGAATAGCGGGGGTCCGCAGACTTCTTTAGTCCCGAAATAGAAACCTTAAAACGCTTGTTTGGGTATTGACCATCGTCGATGGCTTCAAAGTGGAACAGGTCATGTTCTACGTCGCCGAAAGGCTGACTGATGAAAGAGGGAGTTTTCGCTCCTCTGTATCTGGTGTCAAACCTACCAAAAGCGTTAAGCCATGGCTGAGCCGTATCACCAGATGTTGCGGAGGCGTTTGAGGAACCAGACACAATAGCGATGTCGGCTGTTCCTGTGCCAACTGAGGCAACTTGAGTGTCCACAGCAAAGTCAGCGTGAACGTAGTGCTTCTTGGTAGAGAACGCCTCTGGATCCGTGTTAAGGATCTTGGCGAAGTAGTTGTCGTTGTCTGGATCAAGAGACGCTGTCAGAATTCTAACGCCGTCGTTTCCTTCGTCAGAAGCAAAGGAAGAACCTGCGGACGAAGACAAGACGATCTTAAAGAGACTGGTCGTGCTGTTTGCTGTAGCAGAGTCGTCAGCTGCGGCCGACCAGGCTTCGTCGTGGTCAAGAACTTGGATGCGTGTACCTGATGCTGCGAAGATAACGCCTCTGACAAGGTGAACTTCGTCGGATGCTCCTGCTGAAAACAGACTGTCGTTGTTTGAGTAACCTGCTTGGCCAAATGCCTCAGAGCCTGTAACAACGTGCTTTGCTACCAAAAATTGTACTGCGCCCTCGGCTCCATAGTGCTGAGTTTCAAGCGGAGTAAGAGATGAACTGATCTTAAATCCTGCGTTGTTGACCGTTCCCTCTACTCGGGTGGTCTCAATGTGTGCGTCTGTGGTGTTGCCACCTGCTCCTAGAATACGGATAAATGTAAGGGCAGTGCGGTTGGCAAGGTGCTTGTCAACAGCATAGGTTGCAACGAACCTTGGGTTTAGCTCGCCGAAACGAGTTCTCCAGTCTTGAAAAGAACCGACGGTGACCGGCACGAATGCAGGGCCACGCTCAGACGGGCCCACGACGCCGGCAGGGATACCTACGGGCTCTTGAACTTGGAAGCTGAGATCGATTTCTCTATCGAAAAAGCCTGGGAAATTAAAAATTTGGCTAGCCATCTACAATCCTCGCATGTAGCAATCTTTTACTATTACTCTAGGCTTAAATAGTTTACAAATTGCCGAAAATCGGACGGCCAGATAAGAAGTCCAGAAAATCCCCTTATGAACCTAGGCTTCGGATAAATTCGTCCATGGTCTGGGCGTCAGAGGCGTAGTAAACCGTCTCACCCTTCTTTTGGTTGGACTGTAAGATTTTTACCGTTTTGTTCACTGGTCGTCCAGTTTTTGGATCGATCACGTGCTTGTCCACCACGAATTTGTCCTCTGTAGTAGGGTCTTGGGCCAAGTTTGGATCTCTGTCTATGTCCGTCAAAACGAACTTGTTTTGGTCTCCAAGGTTGGCATTTTTGTCGAGGTGACTTTTTTCATATGCGCCTTCTGCACCAACGCCACCAAAAGTAATCACAGGAGATGAAACCCACTTGCGAACAGGAACTCTTCCGGTAGCGTGGTCGGCCGCAAGGATGAATCCACGGATTGTAACGTTGAACTGATAGCGAATAACACGGGTTGTGTCTGCAAAGTCATCGAAGTTCTCTTGGCTAGACATGTTGTCGTCTGTATAGGACATAAACCAATATCCCTTGTCCGTTGTTAGCTTGTGTCCTCTTACTTGTGGCAAGAACGATCCAACATACGTCTCGATGAGATAGTTCATGTGTTGCGTGTAGTTCGTCCAGAAAACCACTTCGTATGTTGTCGTAAAGAACTGTGGCTGCGGGATCGTGATGATCTCGTACATGTTGTCGTCTAGTTTGGGTGTTAGAAGAGCGCCGTGATAAAGATCAACGTCATTGCCTAGAGAACCAGACGTTCTACCAGACGTAGGAAGGTCCATGTTGTCCAGAGCCGCCTTGTTAACAAAATTCTGGTAGTCTACATCTTCGCCTGCCAAGTTTCGCTTGATCTTCAGAATGCCCGTAAACTGGTTAATTCCTCGGCCAGTGATGTCGTCATCTGACTGAGTAAACTGAGTGCGCCTGATAGACACAGCAGGAAGCATGACCTTTTTGTTCTTGTCTCGGGGCGGTCTGAGTCTTTTAGACAAAGCAAACCTTTCGCCCGTAGCAAATATCACAAAAGGTTTCTTGATTGCTACCTTTTTGTTTGCGGACTCGACATGACGATCACTAAAGCCGATGTCCCTGTCAAATAGATTAAAAAGAGCTACGTCAGCATCTTCGATTCCACAAGGTGGAATTGTAAAATCAGTAGACGGTCCGTCACCTTCATATCCGGAATCCAGGTGCTTCTCTGGATTGTTAGGATCACGCTCTATGTTTTGGCGTGTTGTATTAGGATTACGTCGAGCCATACCAGTAAGTAGGCATTAGGAGTCGCCAATGGCGGTCTCAAGTGCGTCAGGTCCAAGAATCTCAGCAACCTGAGTTACGACCGCAGCAATTTCTACGGCCTTCACAGAGCTAGCAGCTCCTTCAGCAAGCCCAAGAATGGACACACCAGCAGAATAGGCTCCTCTGACTCCTTGCATCAAGAACCAAACGAGCATGATCTTGTAAATGATGCCTTCAACGGTCTCTCTTACGTGATCGACGCCAGAACTGTATTCTTCTCTGCTAAGCGGCTTCTCCATGGCCCTGGACCCTCTGACCTTAATTCCTGCTTTCCAAAACTTTGTGTAAATGACATAGGAAAGAACGTCGGGAACAATGTAGTCGATCGCCTTGTGTTCAAAGTTGTGCGCAACGTGATGTATGCGAGCCAGCATGCTTGCTGTCTTTGTTAGCTGCATCTTGGTGGCCAACTTGTGCAGACCGTTGATTAGCATAGGAATGCCGCCAATTAGAGCAAGAACAAACCCTATGACAACCATGGGAGTGAGAGCTTCGTCCAGACGATACTTTGGAACAGGAGCCTCAATAGCTTCGACCATGATTTGGTCAAGCTGCCTTGCACACTCTGCTTGTTGTGCTGGCTGAGCCGGAGGAAGCTTGCTCACCGCAGCCTGTTGTGCGGCAATTTCTGCTTGTGCGGCCTTAGCTTCTGCGGGGATGCTTTGAGCCGTCTTGATCATGTCGTTCGTTGGAAGCTGAGTGCCCGTCTCTGCTTCGGCTTGTTTGATTAGAGCAATGATTGGCTTAAGCTTTGTTACGCCTGCTTCAAGCTTCTTCATGGACTTGTTTAGAAGGCCCTTAAAAAGACTAGAACTTTGACCTAGCTTTGCTTTTGCTGCTGCCCAAATCTTAGCGGGTGCGGCCTTTAGTTTAGACACCGCTCCTGCAAAGTCCTCTGCAATCACGTGGTCAATGTAGCGCTCCAGGGCCTCGTACTTGTTGCTGTCTTTGTAGCCCTGGTTGCTTGCTAGAGGGTGAGCAAAGTCTTGTTGTGGCGGTGCGGAATAGAAAGTAGGGTGTGTCTGAAGATTTTCCCAAGCCGCAGTCGCCGCTTGTGCTAATTTGTCGTTGTTTAGACCCGCAGATGTGTGCACAGCCATGTTCTCTAGCTCTGCCACAATGCCTGTGCGGAACTCTTCGGGCTGCACCTGGGACAGATCAAAGCCTAGAGCGCCTGCGATTATTCCCAGCGTCTTGTCTGTGATCAGAGATAAGTTGATTGGTGAAGGGCCGTCCATGTTCTAGATAAGTATCCCTATTCGTTGTAAAAGCCGCTACCATCTGGGTCTGTAGCTACGTCGTTATTGTCTGCATCCTTTTCTGGTGCAGGATCTACGTCTACTTTGCGTGGGCCTTCGCCTAGAGCAATCGGAGCCATGTCTTCACCAAGTCTTTCACGAATCTGACGTGTGTCGTTTGTAAAGCCTTCTTCTGTCTCAGACAGGCCACGCTGTTGCACAAACTTCTTCTGTACAGCTGACTCACTAAACTCCTTGCTTTGTGATAGGAGCTCTTTAAAAGTCTCAATGTCAAATTGGCCCATTCTAGAGAGGTTGCCCACCACCTTTACGCCTCTGTCGTATTCTACTTGGCCATAGATATTCTCTACGTCGACGACCCCGATTACTTCATAAACTTCTTCGCCATAGAGAAAGTAGTCGCCGCCAGTAACAAACAAGCCCTTGTCTACAAGGTCTCTTGACTGCACAAACAGTTCTAGAGTAGTGTCTCCCTCGGTGCCAAACTGGTCCCACCTGTTAGAGCGCTCTGGTTGGTCTGCCAAGATGTCAAGCTTGATTGGGTTTTCAAAGATCTTCTCCACAGCTTCATCATACACAGGGTGCACTTGAGTATGCAGGATCGACACAGGGAAGTAAATGATATACTGTCCCAC